ACGTTGCTACGCTTATCAAAAGAACTTTCTATACAACCGTAAGCTGAAGCCTATCGTGATGCCTCAAGATCTTCCAGAAGATCAACGCATCCTTGAAAAAGCTAACATGTCGAAGTCTATCTTCAACGTTGGCCATGATAAGGTCACGCTTGAAGTTCTTCCATGTACTCTCAAGGCCTGCAACGGTCCTCACGTTCCTCTAGTTGTCGTCGATGAGATCGATACGGTTTCTGGCGAAGGTGTTAAGGCTTTCAAAGAAATCTCAGGTATGCTTGACTCTAAGGGTGGCAAGAAGGCCCTTCGTGTAGGTATCTCGACTCGTAAGTCTCGCTACGGTTTGATGAACCAGAAGATCGAAGAGATGGAATCTGCGCCAGATAAGTCTCGCGCTGTCCGTCGTTGGACTGCGTTTGAGTTCACTGAGCGTTGTCCTGATTCTCGTTCTGGAACAACTCCTACTGACTACTGGGTAAACCAAGACAAGATGGAAGTTCTCACTGTTGACGAGTTCGCTAAGAAAGATCGTCAGAAGCAGAAGGAATATGTACAGCACACCGGGCTTGATAAGTGCGGCAAGTGCCCACTCTTTGCTATCTGCTTGTCAGATGCTAAGAAGCAGACCTCTACCTCCCCAATGCTCAAGACCCTTGATGAACTTGTTCAAAAGGTTCGTTCTGAAGGTGCCGATTGGGCTCTAGCTCAGCTTATGAACTTGAAGCCCTCTGTTGAAGGCATCATCTTCCGTGAGTTCGATGATAAGATCCATGTTAAAGATTGGAACCAAATGTGGCTCATCCTCACTGGGAAGGAATTCCCTGGTGAAGTAACCCACGACATCTTTGTCAAAAAATGTCACGAGATGCAGCTTCCATGCTACGCAGGTATCGACTGGGGTTTCTCAGCGCCGAATACTGTGGTCTACTTCTTTGCAGACAAGAGAGATAACATCTTTATCGTCAAGTGCGATGGCATGACCTACATCTCTCAGCCAGCCTGGATTCACCATATTAAGACCAAGTACCATAATAAGTACCGCTGCCAACTCTATGTTCCTGATGCCGCTGACCAAGGTGCTATCCAGGAAATGCAGAAGTCTGGTCTCCCCGTGGCCAACATGACCGACAAGGGTCAGATCAACACAGGTATTCAGGTTATCAAGAAGTTCATGAAGACCCCAGGGTCTACCGATCCAAAGCTATTCTTAGCTAGAGAGACTTGTCAGCCCCTCATCAATGAGTTTACGCTCTACCATTATAAGACTGACGCCGCAGGCCTCGTCACTGACGATCCTGATACAGAGTTCGACCACTGGATCGATGCTTTCCGCTACCCAATGACCTTGTTGTTCGGTAAAACGAGCATCATCTTAGGTGGTGGTCTAGAGTTTGATTCGACTCAGGGCTTGCAAGATAAGGGTGGCAACTATACAAGAATGCCTACCCCTACTGAACACCTTCTAACTCAAGGTGTGAGAATGTCAGAAGCTGAACCGGATGTTTCTAAGTTGGGTAAGATAGGAAAAGCTTCCGATTTAGATGATCCAGGCGATGATGAAGGTTCCGGTAGCTCCGGGGGCTTCCTTTGGTCATTCTAATAAGTTAACTTAAGGTATAATGCTGGTATGGCCTTTTGGGATGACTGGTTAAGAAAAAGTGTTAAGAGTGAGATTGAGGAGCTGCTAAAAGCAGACGGCGTCTCTATGCCTGAGGCCCCAACTCCAGCTGTCTCAGCTGATTCTTTGCCGGATAAGGCTGAAAAGGGACATGATGCTGACGGCCAGATTGGTCGTAAAGCAGTCATCGACGATCCTTACTTTGACCTCATGGGTACTCAGGTCAACTTTAAGCATAAACTTACTCGTATCTCCAACAAGACCCTTAAAGATGTTTCTGTTCGCGACTGGCTCATCTCTGCTATCATTCAATGTCGTGTAGATACACTGCTTCGCTTCTCTCGCCCTGAACATCGCAAGTTAGAACCTGGCTTCCGCATTGTCAAGAAAGATCACAATTCTCACTATACTGAAGAAGAGCGCAAGGAAATTGCAGCTATCGAAGACTTCATTTACAACTGTGGTCGTAAAGAGAAGACCCCTGGCGATGACAAGATGCTGTTCGGCGAGTTCTTAAAACTCATTGGACGCGATGCTCTCACCTTCGGTCACACAGCTATTGAAAAAGTTAAGACCCGTGGCGGCGGATTGCACAGATTCCGTCCATTGCCTGCCGAATCCGTATATCTCATCAACAAGAACATGAGCAAGAAGCAGATTGAGTCTGCAACTACTCCATCTTCTATGTTACAAGCTAAGAGTGATAATGATCCTAAGAAGGATCAAGTAGTGAATAGAGTCGACAACGACTACTACAAGTATGTTCAGATGTCTTATGACAATCGTCAGTTAGCTCAGTTCGGCGATGAGGACATGATCTTTAAGCTATTCAATCCTCAGAACTTCGCTGATTCTCAGGGCTATTGCTATTCTCCATTGGAGCTAGCGATCATCAACGTCACCAACCACATGAACGTTGAGAACTACAACTCAAATTTCTTCACACATGGTTACGCTGCTCGTGGCGTCCTTCACTTGAAGGGCACTGTTACTCAGCAAGCTCTTGCTAACTTCCGTCGTACCTTTTATAACTCTATCTCTGGAACCCAGCACTCATGGAGAACCCCTATCGTAGCGGGTCTTGATGAAGTTCAATGGGTGCCAATGTCGGCCTCTGCTCGTGAGATGGAATACATCAACTTCAACAATCACCTCATGCGCATTCTTTGCGCTCAGTTCCAGATCGACCCAATGGAACTTGGTTTGGACTATTTGATCAGCGGCACCGGCAAAGCTCCGATGCAGCAAGCTAACAACGAATATAAGATCGCCTACTCTCGCGAGCGTGGCCTTGTACCTCTCTTGATGTACGTTGAAGATTTGATCAACGGCGACGTCATTCCAGCTATTGATAAGGCCTTTGGTAACAAGTATAAGTTCTTGTTCACTGGCTATACTGACGAGACCCCTCAGACCGAAATCGCACAGATGCAGGCTGAGATGACTGTCTACAAGTCTATGAACGACTTGTTGCAGCAGTCACAAAAGGATAAGATCAATGAGAAGGTCGCTGACCTTCCAATGAACCAAGCGTTCTGGGCATTGATCGAAAAGAACATGACCCGCGGAGAGATCCGTGAGAAGTTCTTCGGAGATGTAGGAGCAGCGTCTAGACGCGAACTTCAATACATCCCTGGCGACCAAGCCTTCTTGGCATGGCAGCAGCTCCTGGTGACAATGGATAACGTTAAGGACCAGAAGGAGCAGATGGCTCAGCAAGCTCAAGCTCAACAATCTGCAGAACAGATCAAGATGCAGCAAGAGGCTCAGAAGCATGCTCATGCTGAAGCGGGCCATAAGCGCGACGAAGAGAAACATAACATGGAGATGGAACAAGCCCATGCTAAGGCGGCTTCCGACGCTGTACAGATGGGTAATCCACTTCGTGATTCCGCTAAGGAATTTGGAGCTGCTAAGGCTTCTAACGTAGGTGGCAAGGTTACCGCTAATCCGATTAACACAATCGGTGATGAGTAATCTCTACGTCATTGAAGGATCTGGGATAGTTGTTAATAGTGAATACTATGTTCGCTACATGGCTCTTCTCAAACTCCTATATAAACTTCAGATTATCTCTGAAGACCAAGTATTAAAGATAGCTATTAAGTTCATTCCATTGTTTGTATAATCATCTTGATTGACAATCAGGGTGGAGCAATATGGCATTAATCATTCTTGAAGGTTTAGATAGGACTGGTAAGAGTTCTGTCGCCCAATATTTCCAAGACAAAGGATTCGAGTTAATCCACATGTCGGCCCCTGCTAAGGGGACTGCGCCCGATACTTATATGGGCGAAATGATCGATATGCTTACCGGTTTTGCCGGTAGGGACGTCGTACTAGACCGTTCTCATTACGGTGAACTCATCTGGCCAAACGTCTACGGACGTGAACCTCTGCTCTCTGATGACGATATGGAAGCTCTTCGTGAGATCGAAGACTCTCTGCAAGTAAATCGCATCCTTATGCATGATCCCAACATTGAAGCCCATTGGAAACGTTGCGTTGATAACAAGGAGCCTTTGACCAAGGTTCAGTTCATCAAGGCCCGTAACTTATACAATGGCATGGCGGAAAAGTATGGATTCAATAAGAAGACTCTCGGGGATTTTCCAGAAGCCCTTGCACTCAGCAAACAGTCTACGCAGGATAGCTCGAAAGCAGAAGCTGCCCCACTTCAATCTGAAGGCGAACGCTCTGGTGAAGCTAGTAAGAGTTCTTCAGCTTCTGATTCTAGAACACCACAACAAATTAAGTTGGACCGCGCCAACGCAATCAACGAAGTCCTTGCCAAAAGAATAATCAAAGGTAAGGGTGGAGTTTACGATGAACTAGAACGTTCAGTTCGTGGCTTCTTGAATACTGAACTTGGTAAACTCTTCGGACAAACTCAGCCTAACAAGACCGAGTTTTCTCCAGAAGAGGTACAACTACTTAAGTTTTTCTGTGAACGATTGAAATCTAAGGAGAATGAATAATGAAAGGTTTTAGACAGCCAGCCCAGGATTCCCGCAAAGAACGCCTACGTGGTTTAGAAGCAGAGTTGAAGAATATTCAGATGGCTGGACGCATCAGTCAAATGATGACTCAGCAACTCATGCAGAACAATCAACGTATGCAACAGGACCTTGGTGCTGCCATGGGACTGATCAACGAACTTCAATACAAGATCCTCGCCGTGCAACGTGTGTCTGGTCTTGATAGTGCTCAGTTGGGAGCTATCGCCGACGAACTTCGCTTGAAGGATTTCAATGAGGCTTCTGATAAAGAAGATGTAGAGCAAGGTTTCACGGTGGGTACAGTTGTTGACGCTGAAAGCACTGTTATCCTTACCTCTAAGACTGAGAATACCGACAAGGGTATATTCCGCTCTAAGTTGAAGCTTGCTGAATGTGGCGTGCCAGATCTTATCAAAGCTTTCGAAGGTCGTGAAGTTGGCGCTAAGGCACTCGTTCAATTGAACGGTGCTGAGCATGAAGTTGAGCTTCTTGCTATTCGTCAACCGCCTAAAGCTGAAGCAGTTCCCCAAGCATCTGACGGCGGAGCTCCTACCGAAGGAAACGCGTGAACGATCAAGACGACAATAAGATGGACAAGAGGTGCCCCAGAGCTCTGGAATGTATGCCAGATGCCTGGTGCCCTCTTGCTGTCATGAGACTCAAAGCTATTCGTACCGCTGGGCGTGAGCTCACTGAGGATGAAGAGTCTAAGCTTCCTGGTTGCCCTTGGGCCGTGAACCATCAATTAGCTAACTACTGTTTCTTCAAGTATATCAAAGAGTACGCTGCTGATAAGCCGCCTTCTGATGTCGAAATCGCTTCCTTAAACGGTATCTCGGTTGATACAGTTAAGAAGACCGAGAAACTAGCTCTGAATAAGATTAGAGATACAGAGCAGTTTAAGGACCTTAAAGAAGCTATGAATGGCGAAGCGGTTGTCGGTGACTCAAAGTCAGATGATGATTATAAGATTTACAGATAGACAACGTCGAGCTCTTTATGAGCTATTTGACTTACTTCATAAACTGGGCATAAACACCAGGCCCTTACCTCACTTAGAATAAAAATTGACTTAGTTCCGCGGTATAATCAAGTGGTATGGCCAAGAAACCACTTGAGATTGATGCTTGCGCGGGCTCCCAGCTAAGGGACACCCAGGGAGAGATGCTCTCTGTAGAAGGGGCCGACATTTCGGACCTTCAGGCTGGCAAAGGTCGTTGGAACGATAATCACGGTAAGGGGTTCTTTAACTCCATCGGCCGTATTACTGGAGCCAAGAAGATCTTCAAAGCTGAGGATTGTGATGACGATCGTCAACGCTATTATTGGGACAAGGTTAAAGCTCCTTATATCTACGTCAAGGGATACCTCTATTCCGACGAAGATCATCCCAACGCTAAGGCTGCAGCAGCCATCCTAAGAAACATTCACAAGTCTGATACCCCTTTGAAGCTCAAAGCTTCAGTTGAAGGCGGTGTCCTATCGCGCGGTCTCGCTGATCCCGCCCTTCTTGCTCGTACTAAGATTCATTCTGTAGCGCTCACCTTTACTCCTGCAAACAATGCGACCCTTGTCGAGCCTCTATCGATGGAAAAATCTCTCGACGAAGCTTCTGATATGCAGCTGATGAAAAGTGTTATGCACCTTGCCGAAACTAACATCCCTTCATTCCGACATATTGTCAGGGATGCTTCTGCGGGACGTGTTCGTGCAAACCTGGAACGTATCGTTGATCTAATGAAGGGTGATGATTCTATCGACATCCCTACGAAACAAGAGATTTTGCAATACGCGTTAGAAGCAAAGATTCAATCTAATGTAGCTAAGATCCACGAGCTCGTCGAGACAATCCGCCATGAGAATATGGAAAAGGGATTGAAAGATGCAGTTCTCGGGGCAGCAATGTCTGGAGCAGCAGCATTGGCTCCAACGCAAGCTCATGCACCTGGTCCCGGCATAACTACGCCTCCTCCAGTTGTACAGCAGCAATCTGATCTAGCCCGTATGCCTAAACAGCATCAGGAAGCTTATCAAGCGATTGCTAAAAAGAACCCTATTCTTGGCGCCATCGGCCAGATCGAATCAAGTGGTGGTCTGAACTACAAACATAAGACCATCGAACACGAAGGTATGCATCAGGGACAAACCGCAGGCGGTATGTTCGGTATGATGCCCAACGCAGCAGAGTACATCTTGCGCAATGATCCAAAGCTTGCTGCTAAGTACCCTAAGTTAACTGAAGCTGCCAAGGATATGAAGACCAATCACGGGCTCTTCACTAAGACCTTCAATGAAAATCCTCAAGCTGCGATTGAGTTCGCAGATGCCCTATTAAGGCGCAATAAAGCTAAAACTAAAAACCCAGAAATGCTCATTCATTCATGGAATCATGGGCTTAAGGGCACATGGGAGCGCTTCAAGAATGAAGGTCCTGAGGCAATAAAGAACGCTGAATACGTTCAAAACGTTATGAAGGCCCTTGGTAAACTCAAAGCCAAGCCAGCCGTCCAACCTAAAATAGCAGCTAAGAAGCAACCTATTAAGAAGGCGCTTACAGCAGGCTACGGTGGCGCTGGAGCCCCAACCTCTAGAGTTGGTGGCGGAGTTCTTCAAAGTGAAACCCTGGACGACGGTCGTAACTTCAAATATATAAGTTGTGATGGTTGTGGAAAAGAACAGATCTATGCTAAACACCAGGTGAAGTGTAGAGATTGTGGTAAAAGTTGGAGCCTTGACAAGTTGCATCAGGTGATGCTCGGTAAGTCAAGGTAACATATAGGTATGGCATACGTGTTTAAGTAAGCACGCATGGTATATTAAGTACTATCGAGTTTAACACTCTATATAGAAGTTAAGGAGACTCTTAAAATGGCAAATTCAAAACAGATTCTTGCAAAGATCGCACGCGACGCAGCGATGCTCGGATTGACTGTTAACTCTCAGACCGCTTCGGCTGTCGTGATTGAAAACGGTTCAAACGACCTCACTGTCAGCTACCTAGCTGCTTCGATCCAAGCTCCAATGGGCGGCGTTGATCCTGCGGTATCCCCATACCTCGGCATTGGCATCGCTAACCCAGGCAAAATCCAGATCAAGTCTGCAAGCACCGCAACGGACACCATCGCTGACGTTATCGACAGCCTTGTTGCTGCAAAAGTTCTCGCTCTCTGTGCTGGCTTTGCAAACGATATTCATCTCGAAAACAGCGACGCAACCTTCTCAGGAGACATCCGCGGTCACGCCGACCTCATCGGAATGGGTCAGTAATTAGGTCTATTTAACGAGGAGTTAATATGAAGGATGAACTAAGAAAATCCCTCACAGACCTGATTGACGAGACCTTGCTTGAGCTTGAAGAGCTTAAGAAGTCACGTTTCAGCGCTGCTGAGATCAAGTTAGAAGGCCCTGGAGACGGCATCGGTGGAAAACCATCGAATGGCGATCTTCATGCTAAGGCCGAAGACAAGAAATGTCCAAAGTGCGGTAAGTCACCTTGCGAATGCGATGATGCTGAAAAGGCAGAAGGCAAGAACGAGGAAGCAGCTAAAGCAGAAGGCAAGAACGAAGAAGCCGCTAAAGCTGAAAAAGACGAAGACAAGAAAGACGATAAAAAGTCTGACGAAAAAGAACCTCACAAAGACGATCCTAAGCACGAAGAGAAAGAAAAGGCTATGGCCCAAAAGCTTCTCGACATGCACAAAGGTGAATTAAAGAAATCCCAGGAAGAGTCTGAAGCTCTTCTTAAGAGCTTTGTTGAAGAGCGCGTTAAGCCTCTTGAAGACAAACTATCTACGATCTTCGATCTCGTCAAACAGATTGCAGACCAACCAGTTCCTGCTAAAGGTGCTACGAGCCGCGCTCAACCGCTGATGAAATCAGCTGATGACGCTGGTGAGACGCTCTCGAAGTCGGAAGTTGCTTCTAAACTCTTTGAGTTGAAGAAGTCTGGCGCGAAAGTGGACAGCCTCGATATCACGAGAGCTGAAATGGGACAAGATCTTAACAAGATCGTTGAGAAATATAAGATTTCGTAATCAAAGGAGAGAACGAAAATGAACGAAGCATTAAATTCAGTATTGACTGGTCTTGACCAAGGATTGGTGTCTGCACAAGACATTGAAGCCTTGAACAAGGCTATCTCTGCCGGTTACGGCGGAGCTGGTAAACCAACCGACCTCACCTATGGTGGCGTCCTTCAGGCGGAATCGCTTGAATCAACCCTTAAGTCGATCACTTTCGACATGAAGAACCTTAAGTTCTGGCCAGCCATTTCGGTTGACAAGGCTTATAACTTGTTCGAGCAATACAATCGCTTGATCTCGTACGGTTCTGATTCTGCTCCTTATATCGGCGAAGGCGGAGCTCCTCAAGAGGAAGATTCGACCTACGTACGTGACGGGCAGAAGATCGTGTTCTTCGGAACGCGTCGTCGTGTTTCTCACCAAATGACTTTGGTGCGTACGACCGTTGGCGACATCGTCGCTCAACAGGCAAAAGAAGGCACGATGCACTTGCTCAAGAACGTTGAACGTGAAATGTATTGGGGTCATGCTCATTATATGGCACAAGGTTCAGGCGCAATGAGCGGTTCTGATGCCGATCTCCCTTCTAGCTCTATCGCAATGAGTGGCTTGCTCAAGCAGCTTCTTAAAGGCGATACCGATGCTCAGCAAAAAGCCGGTGACTTCGAAGGATTTGGCGACAGCCAGTCCATCGCACAGGACCTTGCTGGTGCAGTTATCACCCAGGACGACGTTGAGCGCCTGGCTGTTATCGCTCTCGAGAACTTCGGTTCTCCTTCTGAAATGCACATTGAGCCAGCTGCTCTCTCTGCTTTCGTGAAGCAGTTCTATCCTCAATTCCGCTCGGCTCCAGGCCTTGCTAATCAGACGGTTGGCTACGATGTGTCTAAGGTTCAAACGACCGCAGGCGCTATCGATTTCAAGCCTAACCTCTTCCTCCGTCCTCGCTCTGGTGTTCGCGCCATGGCGGTGAACGCTGCTGCTCCTGCTGCCACCTTTACGGCTTCGGGCGCTGCTGCTGGTACCGGTTCAGCACTTGCTGCTGGCGTGTATCAGGTTAAAGTGACCGCAGTGAACGACGCTGGTGAATCTTCACCAGTTGCTTCAAGCGCTGTTACTTTGACTCTCGGCCAGAACATCGATGTCACCATCGGTTCAGTTCCAGCCGGCGTTAAGACTTGGAAGCTCTACGTCTCTGCCCCAGGCGGAGCCGCTGGAACTGAAAAGTTCGCAGGTAACTGGGCTAACGCAGGCGCTGGCGCTTATCGCTACGCTGGTCGTAAGATCGCTGGCCTTGGCGAAGCATTCTTGCTCGACATGAGTGCAGAATGCATGCGCTTCAAGCAGCTCGCTCCTCTCTCGAAGATCAACTTCGCGATTGTGACGACCGCTCTTGAGTTCGCGATTGTTATGTACGGAGCTCTCTTCGTGTATACCCCTCGCTTCAACTGCTTGTTCCAAAACGTGGGCAAGTAAGCTAAAGCCGACACAATAAAAGTGTAGATATAGGGCTGCTAACTTCGGTTAGCGGCCCTTTTTCTTTCCCTTTGGTAGAATCTCTCACATGGATGAAAAAGAGATTTTGCAACGTCAGGTTGACGCCCTAGAAAAGCTCCTTCAGATCAAGGAAGCTATCATTCAGGAACATGAGGCAAAGATTACTCGTCTTGAATCAGAAGAACTGCTCAGGAAGTTTCCTCAATTCCCGCAGATGCCTCAAGCCCCGTATATCTCACCACCTATCCCACCTCAGATAAATATCCCATCAGTTTGGCAACATGATCCTTGTACTGATGGCGGACTTCATCAATATGACTTTCCATGGCATTCAACTTCACCTCAACCATGTAAGAAGTGCGGTAAAACCTTACCACAACCATCGTGGACGATAACCTCCTCAAATACTGCTTCATTGCTAGAAGATGAAGAGCGCGCCCTAGGCACTATCACAGACATTGCAAATAAGAAGGACGTATAACCAGATTATGAAAAAAGCCACGTATATCTGTTTCGAAGGCACTGAGGGTGTCGGTAAAACAACCCAGACTCAGAAGCTCGTTGACTATCTCAGGTCCAAGGGTTACAAGGTTCTTCAGACAAAGGAACCAGGCACAAATCACGCTCCTTTAACAATGCAATTGCGAGCGATCATGTTAGACAAACAGTACGACGACGCTCTTACCGCTCCTGCTCGTGAGTTGATCAGTCAGGCTATTCGCTCTATCCACATGGAGAAGGTGATTCTTCCTGCTATAGCAGAGTATGATTTCATCATCCAGGATCGCGGTGTATTATCCGGCCTTGCGTACGGAACAGCCTGCGGCAATGATGTAGAAAGATTGATTGGTTTGTCTGAATATGTCACTGAGTCGTCTAGGTTGATCTTGAATGATGGCCTATATGACAGTATAATTTATCTTAAGGGAGATACTTCTGCTGGACTGAAGAAAGCGCTTCAGGCTAAGCAAGAGTTTACTGCAGGAGATGCTATGGAAGCTCGTGGGAGTACATTCATCGAGACCTGTGGGAAAAACATGGACGACTTCTCTCAAGCGTTCAACACCAAGCCCATCTCCGTTGATGGTAAGAGTATTGATGAGGTCTTCGCAGAGATCTTGCAAGTGCTCCAATTAGGGGAATAAGTAATGGCTAAGACCAAGAAGAAGATCACTAAATACAAACATTACCCAGCCCCAAAAGATCAGCCAAAGGTACTTGTATTTGATATCGAGACTGCGCCTATCATCGCCCACGTTTGGGGATTGTGGGAAAACAACGTTGGATTAAACCAGATCGAATGCGACTGGCATGTTCTCAGTTGGAGCGCTAAATGGAAAGGCGCACCTGAAACTGAAGTGATGTATATGGATAATCGCAACGCTAAAAACGTTGACGATGACACGGACCTTCTAACAGCCATCTGGGAACTCCTAGATGAAGCCGATGTTGTGATTACACAAAATGGTAAATCGTTCGACCAGAAAAAGTTGAATGCCCGTTTCGTCATTAAGAAAATTAAAGATCGCCATCCTCCAAGCAGCTTTAAGCATGAGGATACTAAGCTCATTGCTAAGCGCCATTTCGCCTTCACCTCTAACAAGCTAGAGTACATGACCGACAAGCTCTGCGTTAAGTACAAGAAGCAGAAGCATAAGAAATTCCCTGGACACGAGATGTGGACAGAATGCTTGAAGGGCAATATAGAAGCCTGGAAAGAGATGGAAGAATATAACAAGTATGACGTTCTTGCCCTAGAAGAACTCTACGACATTCTAGTTCCTTGGAACGGCCAAGCTGGAGTTAACTTCAATCTATATCACGACGAAGAAACCAACGTATGTAAATGCGGTGGACACACCTTCATTAAGAACGGTTTTTACTACACGAACGTTGGAAAATTCCAAAGGTACAAATGTAAAGACTGTGGAGCTGAATCTCGTGATCGCAAGAACCTTCTCTCTAAGGAGAAACGAGAATCCCTACAGACTAACACTGTAAGGTGATTTTATGAAGTTCAAAGAGATTGAGTACAAGTATGACGCAAAAGACGTCAGCATGAATAAGTTTGTCGATATGATGGAAACATTCAAGATCGATAAGAAGATGCTGGTGAGCTCATATGATGACTACTTTACCGACTCTGCGGGCAACTTCATTCGCTATCGCTACACGGACGGCAGGGGCGAGCTCACTATCAAGCGCAAACTGAGTGAACACAACAATAACGAACGCATCGAAGTCAATGTTCCTACAGCCGGGGACAATCTTAAGACCACTGAAGCGTTTGTCAACCTCCTTGGATACACCCATAATTTCGGCATCTATAAGACCTGTAAGATCTACTGGATTGATAAGGTCGTTCTTGTCTACTACGTAGTGTATGACAAGGAGATGAAGGAACAGCGTCGTTTCATTGAGATTGAAGCTAACGAAGATCTTCCTTGGGAGTCTGAACAGGCTGCCTGGGATGAGATTCAGAAGTGGGAAAAGGTTATTGAACCACTGGGCATTACCCCTAAGAATCGACTCAGAAAGTCACTCTTCGAACTCTTTCGTAAAGCGTCCTGACCTTTAAAAGATCGGGAATTAAGTCCTCTCTAAGGTATAATGGTCTCTAAGGTTAACCTTAGGAGAGAGACCATGAAAACATCCAATCTTGCATCAGCAACACTTAACCACTCTGAATCCGGCCTAGTCTGGGAAGAGAAGTTATCTGGTGCTACTGGCACTATCGAAGTAGTTGAATACACTACCTTTCGTGTCCGCGCCACTGGCGCAACCACTGTTACTATTGACGGCGTTCTGGCAGCCACTATGTCTACTGGCGAGATCATGATCTTTAATGCCGGTCGCGGTGATCCAGACGACACTAAGCCAACAATTTCTATCGTTATTGCTGCAGCATCAGCCTTTGTTCAGGTCGCCCGTAATACGGATCGCCCAAAACTAGCTGTCTAATTTAGGAGCCGCCATGGAACTGAAGAGTTTCAAGGAGATCCTTCTTAAGAAAGCAGAAGGCAATCCTTATTTACAAACATTGATCAAGTACGCTAAAGACGACTTGCTCGCAGAAGAAGTCATCGAGTCTCTCCTTAAGATGGCAGAGCCTTCTGCAGCTATGGGTCGTGGCGCAAACTCAGCCTTAACTTCATTTGCCGGCCACATGGATAACTCCGATGTGGAACAAATGCGCGACGCACTTGGACATCATGTCTCTCACTACCGTGGCGCTCTTAAATCTATGCATGCTGCTCAGGACCCTACGCAGAAAGCAAAACTGCGTGGGGTTGCTGACCAACATCTAAATCGTATCGTCCCTCTTATGCACTTGGCTGGTCGTGCTGGAAAGCACTCCGGCGGCAAGATGACGTTGGACTATCATACAACTACTCCTTGGGAAAGTAACTACACTACTCTCGAGCGTCACCCTGAAACGGGTAAGCTTAAGGAAGGTACGAAAGACTTAGGTCGCCGTGCTTCACCTAAAGCTAACCGCGAGAAGAACCCTCGTGCAGTTCCAGATTATCGTTATTTGGAGATGGCACCTCACGGTGAACATCCAACTACTAGCCGCATGCCTCACAAAGGTGGATATCCATTTGAAGAGATTCAACTAGGATCTCCAGCTAAGCGTGATGCTGGACAAGCATATCTTCCTATTGAAGATATCGCCGACAAGCAAGATTACACTCCTCATCCTTTCGACGAACATCCAATTCATTCTGTTTCTGATCACGCTGAGCATCATCTCAACCCAGAACAGAAAGAAAAGTTCATTCAAGATCTAGCTGCTTGGAAGAGTGGAGACAAGCATAAGGCTTGGCTTGCTTCACAGAAAGAAAGATTTCAGAAAGATCCAGAAGCTTACAAAGCTCGTGGAACTAAGAAGCCAGGTCATCATTACGAAGGCATTCCTTTGAGTGAACAGCCTGAACACGCAAGAGCTAAGGCTCAACCTGCTGCAGTTGCTTCCGCACCTGTAGAAGGTAATGCCCCTATTGCTCCAGCTGAAGCTGCCGCATTGCCTCCAGAACAGGCTAAGGCCGTTCAGTTGGCAGAAGCAACCAAACCAAAAGGTAAGACTTCGGTAGACATCAGCAAGCCACCTAAAGAAGGTTTGCCTCAGCCTATCGTCGATTCTTGGGATTCTCTTCCTGATAAACTCAAGCGTGACCTACTCGCTGCTCTAGCGGAGAAGAAGTAATATGCCAGGTTTTGTTAAGACACCTAAAGATGAAGCTAGATGGTCTAAAGCTAAGAATGCTGCGAAGCGCTCTAAAGGCAAGGACGAGGCTTCTTTTCAAGATCAAGATTGGGCTCTTGTAAACCACATCTATCATCAGATGGGTAAGGCCGAAGAGCTTGGAAAAGCAGTTAAAGATATTTTGCAGACTTCTAGCGACCCAGCTTCTATCGAGGAGTTGAAGTCGTTTTTAGAGAAGGCTCGTAGACGTATGTCTGACGAGGTTAACGATGCTGATGATGAGGATCAAGAGCTAGGCGAAGGATTTCGCGAGTTTGATCCAGACGAAGAGTCTGGTGACGATGCTGATCGTTGGTTGCAAGAAAATGACCCTGAAGCGGTCAAGGATGAAGAAGATGAAGAAGATCAAGGAAGCGATGATGAAGGCAGTGAGTTGCCTAGAGAGTATGATGAGTACGGCCCTGATGAAGATGAAGATGACCATCAACAGCTTAGCAGCGAAGGTGAGGAGCCTGTTGACGAAGACGTTGATGCCGAAGCTCCACAAGCCGGAAGCCAAAGTGATCAGCCTCAAGAAAGCCCGCAAGAAGCGCCAGAACAAGAAGAAGTAACTTCTGGTGGTGGCAGGTTTCCACAGCCTTCTAAGGAAGACATTAATGAGATGCGCCAGTACACTCGCCCCTGGGAGAGTCGTGCTCGTGATACTCAGCGTCTAACTGCAGAAGCCTCTAAGAATCCTGTTCTACATCACCAAGGTCGAGTTGTTGAAGCTCGTCAAGCTGCCCATGGCGATCGCCAAGCCGCTTACGATGCTTTCCAACAGTCGCCAGAATACAAGAACGCAGATCCTATCTCTCAAATGGAGATGGATGCTAAGTTCAACCAAGATTGGCACGAAAAGAACCCAGAGCATCTTAAGAATGCTGTAAAGCTTCATGAACGCGCACACTTGCATGGTCTAAAGGGTTACGGCGAGCATGCCGGTTCTAAGGTTGAAGATATCGCTCACGTACGTGGCGGTGGAGCTCAACCCGAAGAAGCCATGTCTACTGAAGCCGGCATGCAGCATGCTGGTGGCTCTAAAGGTGAAGAAGGAACTGTGGGTTCAACAACCCAAGATCCTGCGTCTGCTTTTGCTAATGCCAACCAGAAGTTCTTGCAAGAGAAAGGTGCTGGCTTAGAAGCTCGCGCTGGAAAACGTAAGGGTACTTATCAAGATCTTGCTAGCGGATATGCTAAGAAGGTCGGTGAGATCCCTGAATATGATAGAGCTGAAGTTCATCGTGTGTTGGGAGATCATCCTGCACTCAAGGATCCTCAGAAGAAAGCCAAGGTTGATAAGTTCTTTGAACACTATCATCCTTTGATCGGTATGTCTGCGAAGAAGGTTATGGACAAGCTTGGATTAGATTCTAAGCGCGGTGACCTAGATATGGGTGCATTGCACGAAGCTGGTATGCATGGTTTGTTTCAAGCTATCAACGACTACGAGCATGAGAATCCAAGTAAGGCTAGCTTCTCGACTCACGCATCTAACAAGATCCGTGGATTGATGCAGACCGCTTTACGTGATCAGCAAAAGATTGCCCCAGAGCTCAAAACTGGTGCCAAAAAGTACAACCTTCAGTCAATGTTGCCGGCCCATGGTCCTGATGTTGGTGATAGGATGAAGCGTATCAATACGTTTAGACAAGTTCATCAAGCCAAGGGACCTAAGATCCCTAAGCCTGAAGGCGGAGGACAACAGTAATGCCTATTAGTAAAACACCAACGGTAGCACCGTTTCCATCATGGTCTGTTGAGCAGGACGAAACCGCTCACAGATATGAATCTATTCCTACTGCGCAGAGTATGCGTGAGAAGTCGTTGTTTGGTCTTCCCCTCAAGTCTTTCTTGACTGGTCAAGAAGTTTCTGATGCGACGCTTGAACGTTATATCAACGAAGCTATTTCCCAAGTGGAACATGAGCTCGATCTGTATATCACCCCAACCGTGTTCGAAGAGCGTCACGACTATTCTCGTGAGATGCAGTTCTGGAGCTTTGGTTACTTAAAGATTAACCATGCCCCTATTCTCAGCGTTGAGAAGTATCAGCTCACGTTCAATAATGGAATCGGTGTTCCGGGCAGTTTGCCTCTCGTGGATATTCCGCTTGAGTTCATCCATGTTCAACCTCAAGAAGGGACAGTTCAACTTGTTCCTGCTCAGGGTGTAACTATCTCTGGCTTCATCGTGTCGATCTACTCAGGTCTCGGATATCATGCTTTTAACTCTCAGGCTATCACTAACTGGCCTGGAGCTGTGTTCATTCGCTATACTGCTGGCTTCGAAAAGGACAAGATTCCAGCATTGCTTGCTGGTCTCATTGAGAACATCGCAGCAATGAACTTCCTTTCGACTATGGGACCTATCTTGTTCCCACATAACTCTGTAAGCATCAGCATCGATGGTACTTCTCAGAGCACTGGTACTTTGGGACCAAACTTCCTTAAGGGACGCTTGGATGACTTAGGTAAAATGATTAAGGATCAGATGGAAGCAGCTCGTGGTTACTACCAGAAGCGCTTCTTGATCGATTACTTGTAAGAGGAACTATGGCTATTAAAGAAGTCACGCCAGACGGCAAAGAAGAATTGGTTCCTGGAAAGGAGCCTTTGAAGAAGGATCCTAAGAAGAAACTTAAGGATCGTTGGGTTGAACTCAAGAAGACTCTTGATCACTCCAAAGCTTTTCTTGATCTTAAGGAAGATGCTGAAGAGGAACAACCAGAGCAAGCTCCAGAAGGCCAAGAACAAGAAGAGCCTCAAATACCTGTCATTCCAGAAGATGAAGAGACGGCCGAGGATGACGCAGGGGATGAACAAGAAATGGAAGAGGGCGATGACGCACCTTCCGAAGATGTTGATCAGGATGGCGCATCTGAAATTCCAGACGACGAAGAACAAGGTTCCGCTGATGAGCAGATGGAAGAAGAACAGCCAGAAGAAGGCGAAGAGGGTGTAGCTGAAGAGCCAAACAAGGAAGAGCTGATTGAAGCTCTCCGTGAAGAAGGCTATACCGACCCAGAGATCGCTTACATCGTGCACGGACATCACTCTCCTGAGATTGATGAGACTAAGCAAGCTAAGGCTAATGCTACGGACGCTATGTCTCAAGTCGATGTCAACAACGCCTCTGAGATGGCTAATATCGAGCGCGAGATTGCTAAGCAGAAAGCTGCTCTTGAGCAAGATCATGCTAAGAAGATGTCTGATCATGAGCACGAGACTTCTCGCAAGATGGCAGAACATGAGCTTGAACATAAGCGTCGTATGTCTGATGTTGAGTATCAAACTGCTCAGCAAGGTCAGATGGATCCTTCTTTAGATAAGGAACATCGTAAGCGTATGCTTGATCTTGAGTATGAGAATGCTAAGGCTCAGAGCCCAGATATGTCTGCTGACAAAGAAGCTAACAAGCAACTTAAGGCTCTTGAAGTCGAACAGAAGAAGATTGAGTTAGAAGCTAAGAAGCGCCAAGTAGAACTAGAACTTGAGTTTCGTGAAAAGGAACAGGCTCTTAAATTGAAGCTTATGGAAGCCCAATTGAAGCAACAAGCTAAGATGAAAGATCAGCTTGCCGGCGAGAAGCATAAGCATAAGCTTGCAGATGCTAAGAAGCCACCTGCGAAAAAGCCTCTCAAGAAGTCAGAAGATGAAGAAGGATATGAGTATGAGCAAGAAGACGGATCAGACGCTGAAGAAGTGTGAGGATTTGATTGAGCGCCTTCAAGAGCTTAAGAAGGCTCTTGGTGTTGTTACGCAGAAGCAATCCAATAGAAGGCCTGTGAACGCTCTTGGTGCTGGTTGGTCGCAAGACCCAGGCACTGGTGCATTTCATCACTCTACGCACGGCGTTATTTCGACCATGAAGAACCCAGAGGGTGGTTTTAACATCGTCCACGGTGGAAAGATGGTCGGTCAAGTTGGTGATGTATCTCAAGCTGGCGCTCACATTAAATCATATGTTGGAAATCTAGGAGCTATGGATACCGGCATGCACAACCGTCCATCTCCCATGAATCCTGATACGCCAAAATTAGGCACAGGCAACTCATTTGAGAAATCAGGGTACGGTCCAAAAGGGGCCGGTTTATACAACCCAGCGGATAACGCTCGCAGAAAGATGAACAACACAGGCGATGTAGCTGGTGCGGGTCCAAACGTCAATGCTAAAGCATATAGCACCAAGCCAGGTCAGTTAAGTGCAAAGGCTCAAGCCTCTGCTGAAGCTGCCAAGACTAAAAAACTAAGCGGTCCTGTTAAGCAATATACTCCGGCTCAGATTGCTGCAATTAATGAAGCTCGTAAGCTTAAGAAGAACGCAGAAGAGAGTCGTTGGGACCAACACGCTCAGATCCCTAATGCTGATGAAGAAGTTAACAACCTTCAGAAGACCAACCCACCTGTCGTAGCTGAAGATCTTATGGCTAACCAACTTGCTAACTTAATGCAAGGAAAAGCTATGTTGAACCAACCACCAAAACAGCCCTCTTCTGAGGAGATGCTTATGGCTGGTCAAGCTATGGGCTTAGGCGTAACCGAAGAGATGCAGAAGGCTGAAGAAGTTCAGTGGGGTGGCGCTATCAATAATTGGCTACTCGAAGCTCAGAAACCTATCAGCTCCCGTTTCAACTCTCCTGAAGAAGAAGACGCTTACTGGGCTTCTATCAAGGTCGCCGATCGTGGCGGTAATGACGGTTACTAAGTCAATTCCATAGTACAATAGGTACAAGAGCCTATGAATGGTCATAGGTGCTTGGACATGGAAATGGATATATGCTAGAGAAGCGCTGGATAGCGGTTCCTCCGCAGGCTTTTGCTGCTGACGGTACTGCTGATGGAAAAATCACAGTAACTGATTCCACCTTATTTAAGGTGAAGCAGCTTGTAATCCTAGTATCGAACACCATTCCAAGTCGCGACGATCTCGAAGTCAAGCGCATCCCAGACAAAAATACAATATTCGTAGGCCCTAAAGGTGGAAACATCGATTCAAGGGTTGATCTATCTGCTTATCTATTAACGGATAGTTCTACTATTGCGGCCAATGAACAGCAACGCTCTAAGGTGCCAGAGCAAGAGATTGAACGTCTCACCTATGAAGAAGAGCCTACAGTTGCTCGTCGCAGCGTCTTGGTCGACAAGATGGGCGATAAGATCGACTCTGTTCAAGATAGCCATGGCGTTAATAGATTAGCCGTTGATGGCATGTTCACTGCTGAGGTTGACGTCCAAGTTGACGTTGATATTGAAGGCGTCTACGACCCTGTCACAAATCCAGATCCTGACAGCATTGGTTTAGTTGGCCACCTAAGAAGCAACCCCACCAATCAGACCCATCAGACTCAAAGACAGACTGCTAAGAGAGGCACTGTCGATACTGACACAGTTTCAGCAGATGTGTCTCTGCATGACCAAAATGGTAATGCTTACACTACCGCGAATCCTCTTCCTACAGCCGGTAGCTATGAGAAATTCTTTACCCTCATCGGGGCCTCAAAATGGATGGAATTGGCTACATATGATCAAGTGATCCCAACTTTTTCTGTAGGCAATACAGTACTCACCTTAGATTATCTTGAGGATGGAGCTTTGTTAGGACAAGCGGTAGTTACAAACTTTACTTCGCTAACCGGATGGGACATTGTTTTAAGCAGATACATCGACGAGGACGACGGAACGCCTCTTCAAGACGATGACGGATCGTTCTTGAATTTAGATTAATTAGGAGATATTATGAGCAAAGTTAGAAATTTACCAGCAACAACGTCGTTGAACGATGATGATTTGCTGTACGCAGTAGATGAAGCTGCAGGACCAAATGGTGGCAGAAAGATTACTAAAGCTGACTTCAAAGAAACCATAAAGCAATCTCCTGCTGAGATCAAGGTCTCTTACGAGAGCAACCCAGATACTAACGCTTTCACTGATGCTGAGAAAACTAAACTTGGCACTATTGAAGCTGGCGCAGAGTTTCAAAATGCTAACGAGGTTCCTTACGACAACACCGCTTCTGGTCTGTCTGCAACTGATGTACAAGGTGCTATCGATGAGGCTGTCACTGAAGCACAGGCTGATTTTAGACCCTCTATCGTTTCTGGTCGCATCTTGCACTACACTGGTGGAACGGCTCGTTTTGATGATGTTTTCTTCTCATTGCTTCCAGGCGACATTCTATTAAATCCAAATATTACTTTTGGTGAAGTTTACGTTGATCTAGATGGACTTGTTAAGCAAACAGCTTCTGGTGTTAATGCTCCACCTCTATCTATCGTTTTTGCTAAATTTAGTACAGATCTAAACAACATCGTTTCCTTAACTGATGAACGTGTTAAGAACACTCAGAACCTGGTTCGCGGTCTTTTGGCTGACGTTAGAGATGTAAGAGCTGGAGCAGCATCATCTGCCGGAGCAAGCGGTAGGTTGTCTGATGCACAACATAAGCACAACATTCTTACTGGTGCGCCTTCCACTCAACTTGTAGAGCAAGGAAATTCTGAAGGTACTAGTGCTAACTTAGCTAGAGCTGACCACATCCATAATTTTCCAACTGCAGCCCCTAACGATATCTTAAAGCCATCTTTAGGTAATACCGTAGGCTCAGGTACAAACTTCTCAAGAAATGATCACACTCACGCTATTGCTACTGCGCTAGTTGCTGACATCAGCACTATTCTTCCAGATGATGCAGCATCAGCTGGTACTGCTGATAACTACGCTCGCGGTGATCATAAGCATGCTGTTGATACAGCGGCACCTACTACTAATCTGTCTCCAGATACCTCCAATGCTGAAGGTGTTGGGACTTCATTCTCGCGCAACGACCACTCTCATGCTCTTGATATCGCTATCGGCGGTGACCTAAGTACGGTTAACGCAGGTGACACAGAATCACTAGGAACTGCACCGAGATTTGTTAGAGCCGACCATCAACATCCTGTAGCCACTGCAACTGCAGTAGGTCTTGATGCTAATTCTACTAGTATTGAAGGAGCTTCTACTAGCTTAGCTAGAGCCAATCATACCCATGCTATTGCAACTGGTGCACCTTCTACGCAAACCCCTGATCAGGCTAACGCTGCTGGCTCATCTGCTAACTTAGCAAAAGCCGATCACATTCATAATATTCCAGCTGACGCGCCAACGACCACTCTTTCTCCAGCTACAACCAACGCCGAAGGCGTTGGGACAGCTTTTGCTAGAAATGACCATACCCATGCTGTTGCTACTGGTGTGGTTGGTAATATCACTACTATTCAGCCAGACGATGCTGCAGATGCTGGTGTTCTTGATAGCTTCGCTAGATCTGACCATAAGCATGCCGTTGCAGCCGCTGCGCCTACCACCAATCTAACGCCAGCGACTACAAATACCGAAGGTGTTGGTACATCTTTCGCAAGAAACGATCATAGCCATGCTTTGACTATGGCTATCGGTGGAGACTTAAGCACTGTTAACGCAGGTGATGCAGAAATCTTAGGAACCGCAGATAGATTCGTTAGAGCTGACCATCAACACCCAGTTGCTACTGCAGCTGCTGTTACTCTTGATGCTGCTTCTACTAACACAGAGGGAGCATCAACTAGTTTGGCTAGAGCTAACCATACTCACGCTATCTCTACGGGAGCACCGTCTACTCAGAATCCTGACCAAGCTAACGCTGTTGGTTCATCAGCTAATTTAGCTCGCGCAGATCACATTCATAATATTCCTGCAGATGCTCCAACAACTACGTTGTCTCCTGCTACTACTAATGCAGAAGGTGTGGGTACTAGCTTTGCTAGAAATGATCACACACATGCTGTTGCTACGGCTCTTGTCGGCGATATCACCACCATTCTTCCTGACGATGCGGCTTCGGCTGGAACTGCTAATACGTTTGCTAGAGGTGACCATAGACATGCCATTGCAGCAGCTGCTGCTTCTTCTATCAGTACGTCAACCACGAATACAGAGGGTGCTTCAACATCTTTCGCTCGCGCTGATCATACTCACGTTGTTACTATTACCAACCAAGAAGCTACTGCAACTGCAGACGATACGACAAGCAGTGCAACAGATGTTTTGATGGTGAGTATGACTCAAACACCTGCCGCCGGAACTTATCTGGTCATGTGGACTGGCTCTATTGTCAACTCTGCCAACGGCGCGGAAAGAACTTGGGTTAGCTTATATTCTGGCGGTTCTCAAGTCTCTGCTACAGAGCGCTCGATTGGTACTTCCGGTGGCGCGTATTCTCCTGCTATCACCCACGCAGTTATTACTGTTAACGGTTCTCAAGCAATTGAGCTTCGTTGGAGGGCTGCTGGTGGTACATCAACGGTTCACAGCAGAAGGTTGTCATTAGCTAGGGTGGGATAAGCAATGAGACTGTTAATTCAGAATAACTCTAGTGATGCGTTTACTTATGCTGATAGCACAGTTGTTATAGCAGCTAGTGCTACAACTGAAGTTCAGTCGTTGAACTGGTTTGCTCTATTTTCAGACCTCAACTTTGTTAGAGATTTACGCTTAAACAATATTCAGGTTGGTGATGGTCTAAAGTTCTTTTTGCCTACAGAAGGCGAAAACTACATGAGACTTATTACCAATGATATTGATTGGAATAATAGAGATACTGATGGCGCGCTCATAATGCGAATGAAAGCAGCCAAGAAGGGTTGGAGCTTTTGGGCAGTTCCAGTAGAAATAACTACATCTACTCTCAGTGGGACTATGTTTTGTCAGACATCGGATGGAAACAACATTCCATGGGTGAACTGTAAGATATACGATGGTAACAACGCTGAAATTACCACCGCTGGATTAGCTAATATAAATTTAGCTACCTGCGTAAAGACTGTCATTGACTTTGAGCCAACATTTGATTATGAAATCATCGGTGGAGCTCTTAGAATCAACTCTAATCCATCTCAAGACGTAAGAATGTGGATTGTTGGCGCTCCTGATATTCCGGCAATATATGGCGGCTCTAAAGAGTTTGCTAGTGGCATTAACTTAAAGTTTTTAGCACCAGATAGTTCATTTGAGATCGATGGTCGCGTAACTAAGTTTCTTAGTTACAATGCAGCAACGCACCAAGGTAAGATGAGAATCATTCTAAAACATCCTGCTGGTTCCCAGGTTAATATGCAGCTTATTGTGCATATTTATAGGCAGTAAATATGACGATTAACAAAGTCACAAGACTATTCCCGTTGCCTGGCGGCGTAATAGACGAAGCAATTATTCAAGCTCACATAGATGAGCAAAATCAAGACGGTTGGCAACTTATCTGTGTGGATAACATGGTCGGTTGGTATCGTTTTTTCTGGGCAAAGAATACGAGTTAATATGAAGATAGTATGGGTTAAAGGATCTGCTCCATTATCTAAACTAATCATGTGGGGACTAGATGAACCTGTCTCTCATATGGCAATCGTGTTTGACGACAAGATCGTCTTCCACGCTGATCTATTAGGCGTTCGACTAGCCTGGTATCCTACGTTTATCAAGTCTCATGAAATTGTCTTCCAGATGGAATACAATCTACCGCTCGACCAAGAAGAAGAGGTCTATCAAAGTATCATCACCGCAAACGATGGAAAAGGCTATGACTACGGAGCTTTTTTATATTTTATGTGGAGAGGGTTTTTGAGGAAGTGTTTCAAGGTCCCCATGCCCGATACTAACCCATGGGGTTCTAAAGATAGATATTTGTGCGATGAGATGGTAGAGGTTCTGCCCGACTTCATCATACCTAAGTCTGTTAAAGACATTGATATAGGTATGAAGAGTCCGTATCAAGTCTACTTGTTACTTACTCGACTATAATTCCTTCAAGGCATTCTAGTTCTTCTACAGAGAGAACGATCTTATCGCCAAGCTCGTCAATCCTAAGCGTTGGCAGCTCGATGTCCATGTTGGTGAGATCGTTCAGTTCAGAAGCAAAGGCTTTGATACCTTCTGCAGAGAATTGAACATTGTTGTGCTCATTGACGTTGAGTGAGCCGTCTTCATTCTTAAGTCCGTGACGCTGAAGAGCTTCTTTACGAACCTCTTCATACTTAGCATACTCTTCGCGTGCAATCTTAGTAATGCCCTTAAGTCTGAACGCTGTCTTCAAGGGAAGCGGTTCAGAGCCTAACTTGGTCAGCGCGTGGTGTAGCCTCTCATCGATCAATTTTGCGAGTTTCATTAGTCTCTCCTGTGATATAGTTTATACCATGGACATAAAGAGTGCATTAACAAAGTGGAAAGAGTTCGTTGTCGCTATGAACGACAAGGGAATCCCACTACCGATGGTTCGTGACCCTAACACCTTAGAAGGTTCAGTTTCTTTGACCTTGGTGGTTATGTCTTCTTTCTTAGTTGTAGTCGGCATTGTTGGTAAGGCGGCAGGCTTTATCGGTGGCATCGACATGAGCTCAGCATTCAACTTCTTCTACGCTTCTACGACCCTATACTTCGGTCATACTTGGATCAACAAAGAACCTAAAGATGAACCTAAGGCTGATCCGAAGGTCTTACCAAAGGTTGATGACCCTGACGCATAAGTTCTGGGGCCCAATCTGGGGCCTGTGAATTGGTCCATTTAGGTGGACGCTTATCGGCCAGCCACTTAGATCTCATAGTGTTTCTATAGCAATCAATTATATTGGCTCCCGTGTTCTTCCCGTACATCGAGGAATTGGCGAATTCGGTAGTGCCTGACAAGGGTATGTATTGCACACCAGAATGCAATCCTGGCATGTTTCTGTGCATCGAATGCAGTTTCCCGGTGCGTTTGAATTTCTCAATAATCAAAGCCTCTGTATGAGCTACAAGCCACTGATAATTATCCCTAGACTCTCTAGTCCAGACTGTACAGGGATGGTTACGCCACCCCCTGGTGCTAAATGGGGTTCCATCTTTCTTTTTAGGTAGCTCAGATGTTGGACATCCATGCTCAGCTAAGGCTACAGCCAGCATCTGAACGCTCTCAAGGATCATCTTATTAAGTCTAAGATCATCAAGGGCTTGGGCGCTCTTAACAGGGTCTCTATCCGTTACAAAGATGTTCATTGATACCCTCTCGTTTCGGATTTGTACTTTGGCCTATCCGACTTAGCTACTTCACTTGATAAGATAGCCATAGGCACATGTCAAGTGAGGGAATACTCGTGAAAGAGATTAAAGAAGCTATAAAAGAGCTAGACAAAAAGGTCGACGATCATACTAAGATTCTCGCTAGCATTGACAAAACCTTAGCCCTTCAGGCCCAGCAGCTTGAGACGCATATGCGTCGCACCGAAGCTGCAGAAGAAAACCTTGCCCTACTCCGTGAAGACTTTAAGCCCGTTGAAGGCCACGTCGAGTTCATAAATAAATTATCTAAGTTAATAGCCCTTTCTGCAGCAGTTGCATCCGCATCGTTCGCTGCATTTGAGGCGATTAAGTGGCTTATAAGCGTATTATAAGCTTGATGGTTCCAGGCAATTACGCCTTGGTTCCTGTGTATCTAAAAGGAGAAACACATGGCTCTATCAGCAAAAGCAAAGAAAAGATTAGAAGTAGCAATGGCACGTCGTGCAGAAGCTAATGAAGTTATCGCAGCAATCGAAGCCCCAGGTTCGTTGAATGTTGCGGCAACGGTCGCAGCCCTTGGCGTTACAGCAGATATTACTGCTGCAGCAGGAACGTATGCACTTCCAGCAGAACCAACTGGTGCTGAAGTTGATGCAACTGTTCAAGCGGCTATTGATGAAGTCGAAGCTCGTCTTGATGCTATCGAAGCAAAGGTCGATGAAGTTATTGCCGCTCTCAAGGCCGCAAGCTTGATGGACGTCTAATCTAGCTTAAAAAACTAAGTTGAAGGCCTTGCAGAGTTGCAATACTCTGTGAGGCCTTTTACTTTTCCGGCCACATACTCTGGATTGTTCAGTTTGCGATTTCTTCCAGATGGATGGGGCATTTCGTAATACTCAACTCCAAGCATAGTTAAAGCAGTAGCTGCAGTCTTGCCCAGAGCAATAATGTGAGTTGGTTCGATGCCTTTGATATCAGAGGCAAGTCGTTCAAGATTTAACTTGATCTCCGACTTCTTCAAAGGACGATTGTCCTCAGTCTTCTTGTTAAGAACATTAAGGTGGACCTTCATTCCCTGAAGGTCCACACACCAACCGGTCAAGATCTTGCTTGATCGGGTGGACATATGAAAGGCTACGTCGCAAAAAGAAGCATTAGCAGGATTAGAACCAACGAACAGAGTAACATTACGCTCCGACTTTGTACTCGATGTAGTAGTATCCGTCATCTTTCTTCTCCATAGTGACTTTTACATCTGGCATACGCATGATGTCTTCAAAATCTTTATACAGTTCCTTGACAACCACCTTTGTGATCCCGCAGTTGATCATCATGCGCATGCAGTGCTTGCAAGGGCTCATCGTACAGACGAGCATACAGTTCTCCATGGAGATACCATGGCGGGCGCAGTTAGCAATGAGGTTATCTTCTGCGTGGAGAATGAACTCATATTTGAGAGGTCTCGTGCAGGGTAAAGCGGTGTCAGAAGCACCACGTACAAACCCATTGAAGCCAGTAGCTAAGATAGCTCCGCTATGATTGTTCACTAGGATAGCTCCCACCTTCGTCTCAGCATCGTGAGAACGAGCTGCGACAACAGAGGCCATATCCATGTAGTTCTTTAT